GGATTAGCTCCAGCTTCTATGTTTTCATTACCCGTTGCAAATGTTATTGAAGTGCCTGATGCTGATATAAACGGTCCTGCAAATGTTTGAACCGTACGAGAAACAAAAGAAATATCATTTCCTGTTATGGGAACTCGTGTGCTTATCTTTTGCGAAACACTTCCTGATCCTGTTACTAATGCCACCCCTGTAACATTAACTTCTTTAACAAGTTGAACTGTTGGACTGTTTAAACCAAACGATAAACTTGTTCCTGTTAGAGTTAGGTTGGCATTGGCGGCAACAGATGTACTACCAATAGCCGTGGTCATGCCTACGTTGGTTACAAAAGCTGTTCCCGGAATAGCTATGTCTACAGAATTAACAGCCGTAGATAGAGAAACACCGGTAACCGTAACGGTGCGATCAACAACACTACGGTTCCAAGCACCTGAGTTCCAAGTATTTCTACCGTATCCACTGGTAATCACAGACATAACTGATTACCTATGGATTACGATAATGTGATAATAGCAGTAGATGCAGCAGCAGCTGGGAATGAAATTGTAAATGTACCGTTAGTCGATACTTTATCAGACCCAAAGTCTAAGACAGCAATAGCTTTGTTACTATTAGATGAATTATATATTAATGCTCCTCTAGCTGAGAATGTTGTACTGGTAAAAGATATATCAGCAAAATCAATAATTGCTGTTCCACCACCGGCAGATGTTGCACCAAGGGAAATAGTCACACCCGTTAGTGTGCCTCCACCAGGAGCATATCCACCACTTGATGCCACTTCATTAGAAGATGAGAATACAGATGTACCCGCAGACAATGAAGCTGCACTTGTGAATAGAGCTATCTTTAAGGTATCAGTTTTAATCTGATGTCCTTCTTGTAAAACATCTCTTTTAAAAGAGTTACATACAGCTTGTGTAATGGCCATTTTTTAGTTACCTCTCTTTGTAAATGTTGAATCATCAGGACTCCACCCAGCATCACCAGTTGTAGCTAGTACAACTTCTGGACGTGCATCCCTCAAGTTTTCATCGTCATCAATCCTTGGAGTTTTGTTCTGCGGGTGATCTAATATATTATATCGACCATCCGTTTCCGAAGCTCCAACGACTAATCCCGTCGGCTCTTTGACTCGTTCAGAGTATTTAAATCTAAACCCTGATCGGTCACAGATAAAGTATGCATACTTACCTTTTGCCATTATAACCTAAACGATGGCTTAATCAAAAGACTCGCCCTTTCTTTATCTGCATACATTGCTGATGTTAATTCTTCTTCATACATCTGCTTTAACATACTGGCTCGTTCAGCTGTAATGCCCGGTCTTTTGATAGACATTTTATAAGCTAAGCCTGTTGATAAGCATGGTAAGAATCTAAAAGGAACATCAGGATCTTGGTTAGATTTGGTTACATCTTCAACTTTATTAAAGCTGAAATATGATAATATAGGTGTGCCACTTGAAGTTGTGGTATCTGGGGTAGGCCACAAATATAATTCAGCTGCATCTCTTAATCTGTTAATAGCATACTGTGTTGGTCTACCTGTTTGTGTCTTGTTGGTAATTCGTTGATAAGCTTCCATAGTAATACGTTCTAAAGCTAAGTCAGTATTAGTTGAACCACTGACTGTTCTATGGACAAGTTCAGTTATATCTATGAGTGAAGTTGGTAATGTGTATTTAGCTGTGCCGTTTGTAATATCTAATGTAGCAATGTTTTGTTTCCATAGTAATATACCACGGTTCATCCAATCGATAAGGAGAAGGTTAAGTGTACGTCGTGCTTCTAGTGGTTCAAACCCTAGAGCCTGTTCGCCACCTAACATAGACATAGCTTCTTCAATTACATCAGCTATATCTAAATTGAATGTTGTTGTTCCTGAAGTTGCCATGTTTACCTATCGTCGTAGTCAGTTCCAAACGATGCATGCACTTTACCACCATTAAAGAACTTACTGCCTACTTTACCACCACCTTTTAACCTATCTCCTTCTTCTCTTAGTTTATTTCTTTTTTTTATTTCTTTTTTAAGTTTTGCTTGTTTTCTATCAATTCTTTCTTTTTCAATTTTATTTGATTTATTTTTAGATGCTTTTTCACCAGCTGTTTTTTTAACTTTATAATATTTACCCGGAGATATGTTTGTTGCACCAGAAGGTACTTCAATTTCTTTACTTTCCGTAATAGGATTAATTTCAGTCATATATCTTGTACGGTATGGCAACAACGAACTACTTTCGTTAGGGTCTTCATATTCATCCCTATTTACTTTTTGTCTTCTTTTTCTTTCTAATTTACTTACCATATTATTTATCCTTATCTGAATACAAATTATTAAATGTTGTTTCCCAATCCATATAACTATCGTGTTGTTCTGCGGAGTGTTCCCACTGTGACGGTACAAAGTCTGGTGGTCCTTCTCCAACAACCCATAGTGCAGGATTGGTTACACGTACACGATTATTGGGTAAGGCTACTATACAACCTTTATACGGACCCGATGTTAATTCCAACACATGTGATTGTTTATGTTGTGCTGGATCATCCGATATATAACTGTCGGTATAATCAACCGTAAACATGTACTTACCATTATAGAACTCACCTGCTATCTTACACAACCACGGACTTGAACTAATTCGATCCATTCTGATGACGGCATGATTACGACTGGAGCAGTCCCAAGGTTGGGCTAAATGAGTCTGTATGTTTGGTGGCCATTCATCGAACGGTGTGTCCCCCACTAAAGCCGTTATTGGTATACGTGCCCACATAGCTCCTCCGTGGGGATTCGGATGATCTTCTCCACATCCTGTAAACACAACTTGAAATCCTAAACAACGGTCTGGGATAGTGCACACTGCAAAAGCCAAAGCATGGAGAAACTCTCCTTGGTATTTCTCGTGGTTATGCGTGAACTCTTTCCTCACCCAACACTTAAAGTGTGGGATGTTAGAAATTGTATAGGCCACTATTTAGCTCTGCCGCCTCTTGCCATGTACTTGGAAGTCTTACCACCTTTAGCCATATACTTAGATGTCTTACCTCCACCCTTCATTCTGTATTTAGATGTTTTACCACCACCAGCCATACGGTATTTAGATGTTTTACCACCAGCTTTAAATTTAGTGAATCCAAATTTAGACACTCCAAATGCTTTACTTTTTTTAGGGGTTGGTTTAGCCATTGCTCTTCTTTTTTTAACTGTTGGTTTTTTCTTTGGAGAGACTGGTGTCTGTTTTGCAGATCCTCCTAAGAATGCCTGACCAGCTTGACCTAAACCCTTACCTGCTAGTTTCTGTTTTTCTTTTAAAACTTTACGAAGAGTTGCAGTTCTAGCATCAGTAGGTCTATTACTTTTTACTGTTTTAGTTGTAGTATTTTTCTTTTTGTTTGCAATTGATTTAAAGTCAGTAGTCTTAGGTCTAGTGCTACCTAGCTTCCCTTTAACTGTCTTTCGATTTTGTATCATTACCATTTTATAGTGCTCCTTTTAAGTACATTATTTCAAGTGTTAGTATAGTTATTGCCGCCACTAAAGACAATGTTAAAATAATTGTATTCTTTAGTCGACGTTTACGTTGAGCTTCTGCTTCCAAAGCTTTCTTACGTCGAACTCTTTCCGCAGCTATCTCAGCTTGTAGTCTCTCCCACTGTCCCGGAGAACCAAACAACATAAACAGTTCTCGCATCTCATCACGGATACGATTGGCTTCCTCTTTACGAAAATGAGCATCGATTGCTGTCTGCTCTGCTCCCGTTAATTTACCAAGTATACCACCCTTCTTTTCGGCAGCAAATGATAAATCGGCTTCAGCTTTAGCTAGTCTTGTTATCGGACCAACCAAAGAAGTTAAATCTTTACCGGCTTTAACAGCACTGGATATTGCACTACTGGCTGTCTTTAATGCAGCAAAAGCCATTAATGGATCAATCATCGTCGTCTACTTCTTTCTTTTAGTTTTAACCTTTTGTTTACGTCCACTAGCACTAATCGGATATCGTATCGATGTAGGCTTTGGTCCGACATTAGTCTTGGCTCTTTTTCTTTTAACAGCCGAAGCCTTTTGCCCTGCTGTCATTCTATCAGCTACTGCCTTTGGACGACAGACTGGATACTTTCTTTTTGACGACTTAGCTGATTTACGGCCACACTTTTTACCTGTGGATATATCGACCCAGTTTTCTTTGAACCATGTCTTTAAACCTTTTTTAGCCATTCTTTTTCTCTAATCTATATTTAGCAGGAACCTTTCCATACCCAACAACTCTGTCCCATTCTCTTTGTGTGTAGTAATTTTTGTTAGCCATATTAATAATACTTAGTTTTCTTTCTGCGATTGTTCATAACAGCTCCACAACCACGAGCAATCTTACCACCCTTTTTTAACTTAATAGCACCACCTCCAGCTTTACTAGGCTTTGGTCCTCTAAAGTCTTTTCTCTTTTTACCACTAGGATCTTTTATCTTACCTGCACATATTTTTGATGCATATGCATTTGCATAAGCTGAAGGGTATACTGCAAATTTACGTTTAGCAGCAGCTTTACCTCTAGGACATAGCTTTGTCATACTTGTAACCCCATCTGTTTTCTGATAAGTCCCATACTCTTTTAGTAGCTTTTGGAATCTTAACTAGTAAATTATTAAATTTAATTACGTTTTTTGTTACTTGCATTATCTACCTCTCTTCTTTCTACCAGCACAATGTGCTCGTTGTGAAAAACCTTTTGGGTTTTTACAGTTAATAGACTTCTTGTACTTTCGAGTCCACTTTTTCTTTTGTGGTCCTTTAGTTACTTGTTGTCTTATATTAGCACGACTTATGGCCATATTAAATACCTATAAGTATCTTTGCAATAGTAGTTGATACACCTGATTGCATAACTATAGTGGCACATACAGCTCCAACAACTAACCATTTAACTTGAAAGATAGATCGTTTAACACAACCCATATCTTCTTTAAGTTCAGATACATCTTCACGTAACTGAGCTTCACGTTCAATATGACGTGTTAATTCAAGTTTAAGATCTGTTAAATCTTTATTGGTCATGGTTTAGAATATCCAACACCACAATAGTAAACCTACTATTGCAGCTATGTACCAATGTTTTTTACATTCTGAACATTTAAGTTTTTCTTTGATCTTCATCCAAATCATATTCATATCTAACATTTCCATCTCCTCCTTGCTTGACAGATTCTTTTATTAGGTGTCTTTCGACAGTTAACATTATGCATCTTGGCTTGACCCGCAGATCGTGCACAAAATGACTTTCTTCTTTTCGCAGCTTTACTACCCTTTGCGACTTTACCTGTAACAGCTGTTTTTAATTTAGATCCAGG